CAATACAAGTGCATGTTCGCAGTCGAGGACAACGGCGTGCAAGACTGGCTGCGGCAAGAGGTCGTCAACGACTCCGCGATCCCGATTGTGGGACGGAGCACGACTGCGGAGAAATGGAACCCGGCGACAGGGGTTGAGAGCATCGGCCTTGAACTCGCTAACGGCAAGTGGATCATCCCGGCCACCGCCGAGGGCCGCCCGGCCACCGCGGAGATCCAGGCGTGGGTTGACGACATGCTCACGTTTCAGCACGGCGCACACACCGGGGATCGGCTCATGGCCTCCTACGTCTGCCGGTCGGAGATTCGGGAACTGGAGGCCGCGCAGGAGGCCCGCCGCCAGGCCGTGCCGCGCTTTGGCTCCGGCCTGGAACAGCGCAACGAGTGGGGAGGATAGGACATGGCCGACGACGACAAGAAACCCACGCTGACCCCGAAGCTGACAGCCGAGCTTGGCACGACCGGCCTCACGCACTATGACGGCTACCTGGACGAGGAGTTCCACCCCGACCTGAAAGGCGACAAGGGCAAGCAGGCGCTACGCGAAATGCGGGACAATTCGCCCATTGTCGGAGCCATCCTCTTCGCAACCGCGAAACTCTGCCGCCAAGTGCCTTGGAGCTTCGCCCCGTCAACGCACCCGGACGTGTCCGGCCAGGAGGCCCAGGACGCGGCCGACTTTGCGACAAGCTGCATGAATGGCCTGTCGCAAGGGGGTTGGGGCCAGCACGTCGCCCGCGCCCTGTCGTTCCTGCCTTTCGGGTTCGCGCCCTTCGAGAAAGTGTACTACCTGCGAAACGACGGGATGATCGCCGTCCGCAAGCTGGCCTTTCGCGCCCAGGAAACGATCCTGCAATGGCGACTCGCGGACAACGGCGACATCCAGGGCCTCGTGCAACAGGCCCCGCCGAAGTATGCCACGGTTGAAATCCCCGCGGCAAAGCTCTTGCTCTACCGTTGCGACGACCAGGGCAAGGGCAACCCTGAAGGCCGCTCGATTCTGCGGACGGCCTATGTTTCCTACTACCGCTCGAAGCGGCTTTCCGAGATCGAGGCCATCGGCATGGAGCGGGACTTGTCCGGCTTCCCGGTCCTGCGGATGCCGGGCGCGTCCATGAGCGACAAGGCAAGCCCCGAGGAGATCGCCGCCTACAGCGAGGCCAAGACCATCGTTCGACGCATCAAGCGCAACCAGCAAGAGGGACTGATCCTCCCGAGCGACAAGGGGCCGAACGGTGAGGAACTGTGGTCGCTGTCCCTGCTGTCCACCGGGGGGCGGCGGGCCATCGACATCGACGGCGCGATCAACCGCTACGACCGGCAAATCGCGCAGTCAGTGTTGGCGGATTTCGTCATGCTCGGGCACGAGAAGGTCGGCTCGTTCGCCCTGGCCTCCTCGAAAACCGATATGTTCGCGGTCGCCATCGCCGCCTACCTCGACGACCTGGCCGAGCAGAGCGACGATCAGCTCTTTCATGAACTGTGCGAGTTGAACGGCATCCGGCCCGAGGCTTACCCGACACTCACGCACGGCGACATCGAGAGCCGGGATCTGGTCGAGTTGTCAACCTACGTTACAAACCTCACCAACGCCGGGCTGATCGTGCCGGACGTGGGCCTTGACCGCTATCTGCGACAAGCCGCGAAGCTGCCGGAAGGGGAGGCCGAGGCATGACCTTTGTAATCCTACCTCCGCGCTCCTTGCGAAAGGCGGCCCCGCCGCGGCTGATCGTGATGTGCAAGTATTCGCCCGATCAGCCCCGAGACGACGCGGGCCGCTTCGGGGAAGGGAGCGGCCCGGAGACCACCAAGACGAAGAGCGAGCGGAGCAAGGCGGCGTACAATCCGAGCAGCAAAGACAAGCAGGATCTCGGGGATGCCTCGCAGCGGAGCTTCGCCGCGCAATTCAACGGGACGGTGACGCCGGACAATGCGCCGATGGACGTGACGCTCAAGTCCCCGAGCGGGCGCGTGGTGGGGATCGAAGTCAAGACGCTCTGCGACCAGAAGGACGGCAAGATCACGATCCGCAAGGAGTGCCGAGAACTGAAAGAAAAGTGGGGCCGCAAGGAAAAGGCCGCGGGCCTCTTCGTCGTCGCCTACGACAAGCGCGACTCCTACGGCGGCGGGGCTTTCAAGGGCCTCTACAGCGGCAAGCCAGTGTGGGTCGGGAAGGGGATCGGCTCATATCGCATAGGCGGCCCCGCGCTCAAGGGTTTTGATTCCGAGCGCGAGGCGCACGATTGGATCATGGGGCAAGTGAAGTAGGGGGAGCGATGGGATACAACGCATACGACATGGATGATTTTCTCGGCCAGGTAGCCAGCAACGGAGGTTGGTATTCCTGGGCCGCGTGGGCGCGTGGCCAAGGCGGCGCACTGGCCGAGTTGGCCGACAAGGGTTGCACCGAGGACATCCCCGCGCTGATCGAGGCGCTCACGGACAAGCACCCGACCGACAAGGGAGATCGTAGCGTGCACGCCGAGATTCTGGTTGCTGCCAAGAAGGCCGCGGGGATTTTCATCGTTTCGGATGGCCTGTCCGGCCACCCCTCGGAGGCCGAATGATCCGCTTCCTCCCCATGAGCAAGGCCCGCCGCGTGTTCAAGGTCGAGCCGGGCTGGACGCGCCCTCTAGTGACGCTCGCCAACTCCACCGAAAAGGCCATGCAGGAGGCGTTCCGCGCGGCCATTGACGAGGCTCGCAAGCACGCCGACGTGGAGGCCATCGCCAAGGCGGTCGAGGCGAAGAACATGGAGCAGGCCGCGGCCGCCGCGCACCTCAACGCGGCGGATCAGGGCACGACGTTGATTGAGGACGAGTTGCGCCGGGCGATGGTGGCCGCGGGCAATCTGGAGGCCGGGGCCATCCCCACCGCGGCCGGGGCCGTGCTCAACCCCTATGCGGAGACGACTGCGGCGTGGTTGCGGGAGCACACCGCTGAGGCTGTCAAGGGCATCAACGCCGGGACGCGGGAGACGATCAGCGCGCTCACGCGCTACGGGATTGAGAACGGCGTGCATCCCTACGAGACAGCCAAAGCCATCAAGGGCAACATCGGCCTCCTGCCCCGGCAGTCGCTCGCCGTCGAGAAGTACAAGGCGGCGCTCCTCGAGGCGGGCAAGAGTGCGGAGAAGGTCGAGAAGCTGGCTGCGAAGTACGCGGACAAGCTCCTCGCCCAACGGGCCGAGACGATCGCCAGAACCGAGGCCATGAGCGCGATCAACCACGGCAAGACCGCCATGCGGGAGCAGTTGCAGGCCGAGGGTGTGATCTCCGAAGATCAAGAATACGAGTGGCTGACCGCGGAGGATGAGCGCCGCGTGTGTGAAGTGTGCCGCTCGCTCCACGGCGAGCGGGCAAAACTTGGGGAGCCGTTTGGAGATACAGATATAACTGAGCCGCCAGCGCACCCCGACTGAAGGTGCGTGACGACTCCGGTCTAGGAGGCGAGACGATGAGAATACGACGGGTGACGATGACGAAGGCTGACGGAAAGATGGTCGTGGCGCTGCTCGACGCCAACCTGCAAGGCCCCGACCGCGTGGCCGAACTGTTGGAGCGGGCGCGGGAGGTCATGGGCGACGAGGAGTACGGCTGGCTCATGCGCCGGGCGCTCATGTACGGCCTCGACCTGAATCTCCCGCTGATGGCGCTGGCGACGGGCGACTTGACCCGCCTGTCCGACTACGAGGTCTTGGGCGCGTGGCTCTGGCTCTGCGACCGCTACGAGTGGGCGGCGACGACGGAGCAACGCGGCGATGCCCGCTTCGCAGAGGCAGCCAAGGCCCTCGTTGCCGAGGCCGACAAGCGCGGACTGGCCCTGTTCGCGGCCCCGGTGATGCCGCTCATCGTGCCGATGGAAAAGGCCGAATGGACCGCGGCCAAGGTCAACGACCTGCCCGACTCGGCCTTCCTCTACATCGAAGCGGGCGGCGAGAAGGATGCGGACGGCAAGACCACGCCCCGGAGCAAGCGGCACTTTCCGATCAAGGATGCCGCGGGCAAGCTGGACCGCCCGCACCTGACGAACGCCATTGCCCGCATCCCGCAGAGCACCGCGCCGGGCCTGGACGACGACAAGAAGAAGGCGTTGCAGGAGAAGGCGCGGGGGATGCTGGCCGAGTTGAAGAAGGCCGACGCCCCCCCGCTGGCGTTCACGGGCCGACTGTGCAAGGCCAACGCGGCCAAGCAGATCGCACATTTCATCGTGGCCGAGCCGGGCGTCAAGGATGGGGAAAACGACGTGTGGACGCCCGAAGCGATTGAGGGCATGGCAATCGACTACATGCAGAAGACCGCGGGCAAGTCGTTCCGCATCAATCACGGCGAAACGCCGCTGGCCGCGCAGGTGGTGCAGTCGTGGATTCAGGACGGCGACGGCAAGCTCGGGGAAGAGATGGTGAAGGCCGGCGCGTGGTGCGTGGGCGTCCACTTCCCCGACTCGGCGGCCTGGCAGATAATCAGCACGCTCGGCACTGGGATCAGTCCGGGCGGCTCCAAGCTCACGATAGGAGGGTAATCACATGGCGAAGCGAGGAAAGAAGGACGACAAGCAGGAGTACACGGCCCCGGTCGTGGCAAGCGTGCCGCTGGCCCCGGAGGAAGCAGCCAAGCCCGCGGCGGAAGTGCTGGCCGACATCGCGGCCGACGCCGCGCCGCTCGCGTCGGTGGAACCGGACGACGCGCCCGGCCTGCCGACGTGGAAGGTGATCGAGTTGACCGGCGTGTCCGGCCCGACCCTGAGCACCTGGAAGAAATCCGGGGCCATCACGCCGAGCATTGCCGACCCCGGCGTGCAGGGCCAGGAGTGCCGCTGGTCCGATGAGGACGTGGACCGGATCGTATGGCTCCGGGCCGCACTCGGCAACGTGGCTGGCCTGGCCCGGTTTGAGTCCGTGGCCGAGGCCCTGAAGCACTACGAGCGCACCGGCGATGAGCAGGTCGTCGTCATCACGACCAAGGGTATCCGCGTCGTGTCGAAGCGGGACGCCTTGACCCGCCTGGCCGCGATCACGGCCGAGCCGTGCATCGTGTTCCCGCGGCGGTAGAGGCGGCGAGAACTGCGGCCAGCGACGCAATGAGCGTCAAGCTGGCGTGCGCCCAGTACACCATGCCGCTACTGCCCCACCTATCCGAGCGGTGGTGCTCGCATTGCGTGAGCATGTCGAGTCGGTTCCCGAATAGTCCGGCCGGGCTGTTGGGCGGGCTGTCCTTGGCCTGGCCGCCGCGGTGGAGAAAGAGCAACCACACGGGCCACGGCGAGCACGCCTGCACGCGCTGATAGTCGGCGTACACGCGCAGATCAATCCCGGTGACCCAGGTGCCCGAATTGCGGTGCCAGGCAAAGGCTTCCTTGTGCTTGGCCTCGATCCAGAGCGCGTTGCCGTCCCGCCACGCCAACATATCCGGGGCGATGAGCGGCGCGGCGGGCAACGCAGGGAAAAGCGCCGGGGCCTTGCGCTCCATGATGATTTCGTAGGCCGGCAGGATGGCAAAGCCGCGCCGTCGCAGATAGGCGGCAATGGCCGACTCGCCCGCCCGCCCGCGTTGCAGATCGTGAGCAAAGGAAGTCATGGCGACGGAACTAGGACGTTGCCAAGCGGGGCGAAGTGGCGATAGAAGGCTCCGACGTGGCCGCCGAAGTACACGATCATTTGTCCCTGCAACGGTGCGCCCGTGCCCTTCCCGCTCGGCCCATCGAAGCGCACGCGGCCACGCAGGAAGCAGACCGCGGAGCAATGGGCCAGGAGGGCGACGCCCCAAGCCGTCTCGGTGGCATTGTTCGTGAGCACGCAGGCTTGTTTCACGGCCCCGGACACCCGCGCACAGAGCAGGCAATCAACGAACTCCCCAATCAGCGGTTGGGCGTAGGGAGGATTGAGCCACACGCGCCCCGCCCACGGCAACTTGCGCCCGTCCTGCTCCGCGGTGTAGTAGTGCGTGGACTGCACCGTCGCGTTAGCCGTCTCGCAGGAAGCCGGGTCGAGGTCGATGCCGCCCATGCAGGATCGGGCCGCCTCGATGTACTCAGCCGGCGTGTACCATTCGTTGTTGCCGCTGTTGTGCGCGACGTGAGGGCGGGCGAGAATCTCCTCGGCCCGCTCGGGTTCGTCGGCCGCGTCGAGGACGGCTTGCCGGCTCGGAATGTCGCCGGCCTGCACGCGTCGGTCAATGTCGGGCACCGCCCCCCGGAGCGCGTCCACGGCCTCGGCAAAGCGGCCGTCGCGGGCAATCGTGGCCGGGGAGACTCCGGTTTGCGCGGCCACGCCCTCACGGGTGCGGTTCAAGGTGTCACTTTGATACCTTGCTCCCCCATGCCCCTGCTTCGTCCGGTTGTAGATTCGGCCGCGGATGAGGCTGGCGGCATCGGGGGAGAGGTTGCGCCGGGCGAGCTGGTTGCGGTCGATCCAGTCCTCGGCCGCGGCCCGGTCGGGCAGGCTGAGGCCCCGGATGCGGTAAGTGAGGCCGTGCTTGCGGCACAAGGCAAGGCGGTTGTGGCCGTCAAGTAGGATGCCGGTTTCCGCCCACGCAACCAGGGCATCCCGGCAGCCCTCGGCCAATAGGCGCTCCTCCAGGCCGGCGAACTCTTCCGGCGTGAGCGGCGGGATCTGCGCTTGGAACTGCGGATCAACTTGCGGGTGCTGTGTCATGCGTGCCTCCTCGACGCGCCAGGGAGGGCAGCCCGGTCGAGGACGGGCCGCCCGGAAGCCTGGCCTTCATCCGGTGATCTGCCGGACGTGGAAAGACTACCACCGACCCGGCAACACGTCAAGCGATGCAAGACACCGAGACGGCAAAGAGCGCCGCCACGCCACGCTTTTCGCGTGCCGGAAACGGCGGATTTCATTGGCCCGATCATCTTTATCTCGCCTAAAATGTTGTCGCCGTTGGGAAGGTGCCCGTATGCTTATGGGCATGAGTGGCGCGGCAACCAGCACGCAGACAATCATCGGGGCGCAAGCGGACGAACTGTCCATCGTCGTGTGGCCGTTCACCCCGCAGAACGGGCGCAAGATCGCCATGCTGAAAGCCGCGAAGGGGGCAGACATGCCGGAAAAGCAGATCAACGTGAGCGAAGCGCAGTTTGGAGTCGTGGATTTCCTGCTCGGCGCGGGCGAGGCCGGGATCGAGGCCGCGGCCCTGCCGCTCCTCAAGGCCGCCAAGGTCGAGGACGCGGGCAAGGTCGGGCAGGTCGTCGCCGGGCTGCGGCTGTTGAAGGCCGCGGGCGTGCCCAAGGAAGCGGTCGGGGGCCTCCTGGCCCTGGCGGGCGTGGAACTCCCCGCCCCGGCTCCCGTCCAGGAACCGATGCGGAAGCACGGCCTGGTCGTGGACGACAAGGGCGAGCCGGTCCTGACCGACGTGGCCGAGGCGTCCCGCCCCGCGGTGCTGGCGCTGTTCAAGGCCGCGTGCGAGCAGGAGACGCAGCGAGTCAAGGCCGAGGCCGAGGCCGCCAAGCTGAAGCAGGACGCACGAGACGCGGAGATCAAGAACATGATCAAGGCCGAGGCTCCGTCCATGCCGGGCGGCGAGCGACTGTTCGCGCTCCTGAAGGCCGCAGACGGCAAGCCCGAATTCGCCATCCTGCGCGAGCTGTTCAAGGGCGTGTCCGCGGCGCTGGAGAAGTCGGCCCTGTTCGTCGAGATCGGGAGCGGCGCGACGGATGACGGCGCGGCCCCGCTGCCCAAGCTCGAAGCGATGGTGAAGGCCGCGATGGACGCGGACAAGAACCTCACCAAGGGCGCGGCGTGGTCCAAGGTGTGCCGAGAGCACCCGGACCTGTACGCCGCGGCCGGGGAGCAACAGCAGTAGCAGACAACCGCCCTTCGGGGCGCTGACTTGGAGGATGAAATGGCGACTTACGAAAGCAAGATGACCTTGAGCCTGTTGGCCGCGGCCGACCTGAGCAGCTCGCAGTATTACGCTCTCCGTCTGAGCGCGGCCAACACGGTCAACGTGGGCAACGCGATCGGGTGCAAGTGCATCGGCCTCTTGCAGAACACGCCGGGCGCGGCGGGACGGGCGGCCGAAGTCGCGGTGGGCGGCCGGGCCATCGGCAAGGCCGGGGGCACCATCGCCTACGGCGATCCGGTCGAGAGCACCGCCGCTGGCCTCCTCCAGAAGGCGAGCGGCTACGGCTGGATCGTCGGGTTCGCGGACGAGGCCGCCACTTCCGGCGCGCTCTTCGCGGTCAACGTCGCACCGCAGCTTTACAATCCCAGGATCGAACGCTTCACGTCGGACGGCGCGCTGACCGCGGGCCTCATCGTGACGAGCGGCACCGCGGATGACGACGTGGCCGTGGCGACCGTCGGCTCCAAGGCCGTCGGCGTCGTGGCCGTGGGGAGCGTCAACAACGCCCCCGCGTACATCACCACTTACGGGCCGGCCGAGCTGACCCTCGGGGGCACCGTGACGCGGGGACAGTGGGTCGTGCCCGATGCGGACGGCAAGGGCCGGGCCGCGGGCTACCTCGGCGGCAAGCACGCGGTGGGCATCGCCCTCGACTCCGGCGTCGCGGCCGGGACCATCACGGTCCTCGTGTGCCCCGCCCCGGTGTTCGACGACATGGTCGTCAAGGAAATGATCGCCGGAGCCGACCTGAGCGCCGCCGCGGGCCTCGCCTGCAAGGTGGGCGCGGCCGACAACGAGGTCATCAAGGCCACCGCCGGGAGCCGCAACGTGGGCATCCTCCAGTCTGGGGCCGCCGCGGCAGGCTCGGTCAATGTCGCCGTGGCCGGCATCGTGCCTGCCATCTGCGGAGCGGCCGTGGGGTTGGGGAACGAAGTCATTTCGGATCTCAACGGCAAGGTCATCAACTCAAGCGGGACGGCCGGGCACGTCACCCTCGGGATCGCAGTGAGCGACACCGCGGGAGCCGACGAGACCGTGTACGTTCTGCTGACAAACCGGCTCTTGCTCGAAAACCCGATCGTCGGCATCGCGGCCGGGTACAAGCTCGCCCGCGGCGTGGCGTCCGTGACCGGCGCGTCCGACGTGACGACCGGCCTCGCGACCGTCGTGGCCTGCGTCGCCAGCCTGGGAGCCAACCCGGTCGTGACCGAGAACATGTGGACCACCTGCGCCATCGGCGCGGTCGCGGGCCACATCGACGTGAAGACCTGGAAGCCCACCGCGGTCAACGACTGCACCCCGCAGGCGGGCAGCGCGGCGGTCGACGTGTCGTGGATCGCCATCGGGACGTGATGATGTAGCGACTGACGGGGCGGGCGGGTGCTCGCCCCGCTGAAAATCGAGAGCAGGAAAAGAGGAGGCTCAAATGCCCACACCGAGTCAAGTGCATGTCAACGCGCCGCTGACCAACATGTCGTTGGAGGTGCTCCAGTCCGAAACGGCCTTTGCCGCTGCGGACGTGTTCCCCCCGTGCCCCGTCGCGAAGCAGAGCGACCTCTACTTCGAGTACAGCCGCGAGGACTTTCTGCGGGCCAACGCGAAGGTGCGCGCCCCCAACACCGAGTCGGCTGGCGCGGACTACGGGGTCGTTGCCAACAACCCCTACTTCTGCCGCATCATCTCCATCCACAAGGACATCAGCGAGGAGGAGCGGACCAACAGCGACGAGCCGCTGAAGCCGGACCAGGACGCCATGCGGTTCGTCACCCGCCAGATCCTCGTCGGCCGGGAGCTGCTGTTCGGCACCGCCGCCTTCACGACTGGCGTGTGGACCACGCAGTTTGAAGGCGTGGCCGGTGGTCCCGTTGCGGGCCAGTTCCGCCAGTGGTCGGACTACACCAACTCCGACCCCCTGCTCGACGCGGAGAACTTCTACATCGCGATGGAGGATCTGACCGGGTTCCGTCCGAACGTCATGCTGGTCGGGCGTGACGTGCACTCGGCCCTGATCAACCACCCGGACATCATCGAGCGTGTGAAGTACACGAGCGCCGAGCCGATCCGAGAGCAGATCCTCGCCAAGTACTTCGGCGTCGAGAAGTACAAGGTGGCGCGCTCGATTTACAACACGAGCGCGGTTCCCGGCACGCCGGCATACAGCCAGCTCCTCACGGCCAAGTCGATGCTGTTCGCGTACGCGGCCCCGGCCCCGTCCGTCGCGACCGCGTCGGCGGGCTATATGTTCGTCTGGAAGGCCCTGCCCGGCGTGAACGAGAAGGGCCTCCGCATCATGAAAGAACCCGTGCCGAACAAGAAGGCCGACCGGATCGAGGGCGAAATGGCGCTCGACTTCAAGGTCGTGTGCGCGGACCTCGGAATCTACTGCTACACGGCGGTAGCCTAGTGCGTTGAACCCGGCGGGGCGGGCACAGGAGCAGACGCCCCGCCCCTAACCGGAGGCTCCCATGCCCTACGGCGGGCACCCCGATACCGACCTCAACGACCGCATCCGGTTCCTCGTCGGGGATACCGATCCGCTAAACCCGCTGTTTACGGATTACGAGATCGCCTACGTCCGAGCCACCTGGGGCGACGACGAATATGTGTGCGCCGCCGCGCTGGCCGAGCAACTCGCCGGCCGCTACGCCGGGCGCGTGTCGCAGACGGTCGGCCGCGTGAGCGTGTCGTATTCCGACCTCGCCAAGCAATACCTGGCTCTCGCCGCCTCATTGCGGGCGCGTACCGCGATGACGGCGAAGCCCTACGCGGGCGGGATCAGTCTGGCCGACATGGAGACGGACGACGAGGACGACGACCGCCCCGCGCCGGCTTTCGACATTGGCCGCGACGACAACCCCGGCGCGTCCACCGATGCGTTGAAGAGTGAGTGAGCATGAGCAGGCGCAACACCATCACCGAACGGGACACCGGCTATGCTGCGGTCGTGAAGCAGATCGACCGGGCTGACAAGTCCTGGTTTGACGTGGGATGGTGGGGAACCCGCACCTATGGAACTGACAACCAGGCAACGACTCCCTACATTGCGACGATCCATGAATTCGGGACGCGCGACGGGCGCATCCCCGAACGGCCCTTCCTGCGGCCCACCGCCCAGGAAAAGGATCGGGAACTGCGGGACATGCTGCACCAGGGCGCGGTGCAGATCGTCTTTGAGAGAAAGAAGGTCGAGAGCGTTCTTGCCGCGTGCGGGGATCGGGCCGCGGGCTGGGTGCAGGCGAAGATCAATTCCATCTTCCAACCTGAGTTGCGTCCCTCGACGCTCGCCCGGCGTCGGCATGGGGGCGCCAAGCCCTTGATCGATACCGCCTGGATGCGGAATTCGTGCGGCGTGCGGGTCGTCGTCGGCGGCTCGCAAGTATCAGAGAAGCGAGGGGGTTAGCCGTGCAAATGCCCCCCGAAATGTTCTTCAACTACACCGTGACTCATCGGGCCGGCTCCTATGTTGCGGGCGTGTGGACAGCGGGAGCCACGACGACCGAGACGATCAAGGCCAACGTGCAACCCGCGTCGGCCTGGCAAATGCGGTCATTGCCCGAGGGGCGGCAGGAACTCGCCGGCATCCTCATCATCACGCCGACGCAACTGCGGACGCTGAAGGACTCGCCCGTCAACCAGTCGCCCGACCTGCTCGCCTATGATGGGGCGTCGTGGGAACTCGTCCAGCAAGAGCCGTTCTCGGCGCTGACGCTGACTGAGGCCCATTACGAATACATTGCGACGAGGCTGACATGAGCTGGCCGGCCTTTGAAGCGACCGCCCGGAACTGGCTGGTTGCCGCGTGTGGCACCGGGGCCTCCGACGTGATCTACGGGCAACAGAACGGCCCGCGGCCGAGCAAGCCCTATGCTTCGCTGACGGTTACAAGCATCGTCCCGCAACAGGCCGTGCCCGACATTTGCCCGCTCGACAACACCACCGCCATCCGCAAGATCCTCACCCGCTATGAGGTCAACTTGTCCTCGCAGTTCTATGGGGCAACCTCGCTGGCGCTGGCCGGTGAGGCTCGCAACAAGCTCTACACGAACCCGATCTCGGCCGCGTTCAAAAACGCCGGTTGCCCGGTGCAGCGAACGGGGGCCATTCAACGAATCCCTGAAGTCGTCGGCAGTCTGATCGAGGATCGCTATGCGATGGATGTAACGCTCGGGATTTGCTGTTCCGAGGAAGAGGCTTTGAACTGGATTGAACATGTGCGGCTGACCGTCTGGATCACGGACGGCGGAACGCAGACGCTCATCAACGCACCCGTGGACTTGTTCTAGGAGGGCACCATGCTCATTTCACAGATTGTCAGTGTTTCCATCAACCTGCAAGACGCGGCCGTGTCGCGAACCTCGTTCGGCTACCCGCTCATCCTGGGCGACTTGAAAGCCGCCGCCGCCCACGGTTTCCCCGCCGCGTGGGGCACCCGCGTCAAGTGGTACACGGGTACCGCGGGCCTCGTGGCCGACGTGTACGACCAGACGAAACCGATCTTCAAGTGTGCGACCGCGCTCATGGCGCAAGACCCCAAGCCGGCCGGGTTCTATGTCGGCTACTACGACTCGACTGCGGGCGCGGAAACCCCGTCGCAGGGCCTCGCACAAGTCGCCCTGATTGACAACGCCTGGTATGGGGCGTTGCTCATCGACCGCGGCTCCGGCAAGACCACGCAACAGAAGTCCGTTGCGGATTACGTCGCCAGTTCGTCGCGGCCGAAGATCGCCGGGTTCGCCACCAACGACACGGCCATGTACACCGGCCCGGACGTGACGAGCATCGGCTACCAGTTGTCCACCGGAACCGGCTACAACCGCTCCTGGACCTACTACGACCAGAACGCCTCAGACGGGGCAACCGATCCGCTCGGCTATCCGGATGCGGCCTGGATGGGTGCGATGTTCGCGGGCTTCGCCCCTGGCTCTGCCACTTGGGCCTTCAAGCGGCCGTCCGGCATCGCCGCGGCAAAGGATACGGTCGGCGCGGGGGCAAAGGACTTGTCGGCCACGCAGGAATCCGAAGTGCTGATCGGCGGCACGCCCGACAAGTGCGCCAACCTCGCGCTCACGGTGGGCGGCGTGACAGCGACCTACTGGGGCACGATGGGCAGCGGGCGGTTCATCGACCTCCAGATCGGCGTGGACTGGCTCACCACGGTCATGCAGGAGCGCGTGTACGCCAAGAAGGTCAACCTCCCCAAGATCGCGTTCACCAACGAGGGTATCGGCATCATCGAAGCCGAGTTGCGGGGGGCCTTCAAGGAGGCCATCGACGCGCATTTCCTGTCCAGGCTCGAGTATCTCACGATGCCGGACGAGGCCGACGTGAGCGCATCGGACAAAACAGCCCGGCGGCTGACCGGGATCACGTTCAAGGCGATTGCCGAGGGTGCGGTGCACACGACGGCGATCACGGGAACCATCACCGTCTGATAGGAGGACGGGAGAGGAGGCGACACCATGGCAGTCTATACCTACATGCCGGATCAAGTGATTTTCATCGCTGGCGGTGCGCGTATCACCGGCTTTGCCGATGGGACGTTCATCACCTGCAAGCGGGACGAGAAGCACAGTATCAAGGTCACCGGAGCGGACGGCACATGCACCCGCACGCGAACCCGGAACCGCTCGGGCACCTGCACCGTGACGCTGCTTCAGGGGGGCGTGGGCAACGACATTCTGGCGGCCATACTGAAGCACGACCAGGACACCGGCCTCGGGGTTTTCACCCTCCAGATTCGGAGCGGCGAAACCTCGATCATGAGCACGAAAGCCTGGATCGAGGACGCACCGTCTTTCGAGTATGGCAAGGAAGCGAGCAACCGGGAGTGGGTGCTCGGCCTCGAAAGCATGGAGATCGCGGTCGATTACCGCGCCGAGGTGCAGCCGATCACGAACGCGATCGCCTACCTGATGGAGCTGTAGGCGGCCCATGCGAAAGACGTTTGAGCGCGAGATCGGCGGCGTCAAATACACGGTGCAGCAATTCGCCGCTACCGAAGGGATCAACCTCCTCGGCCGGGCCTCCAAGCTCGTGTCCGGCCCTGTGGCGAAGGCCCTCGGCCTGCTCCTCTCGGGCGGCGGCCTTGCGGCTGAGTTCGATCCCCACGCGCTCACCGAGGCGCTGCAACAGGCGCTTGACCGCGTGGGCGATCCTGACGTGGCGGCGCTGGCGCGGGCGCTCTGCTCTGGCCTGTCATTCGCAGACGAGAAGGGCGAGCGGATCAACGTGCACCTGACCTTCGATGAGCACTTCGCCGGCGATTATGAGGTTTTGGGGCGGGTGCTGGCGTGGGTGCTGGAGGTCAATTTCTCCTCGGTTTTTCGCTCGCTGAGATCCGGGGTCGGATACCTCGGATCTCGGGCGGATTCGGGAGCACAGGGAAGCGGCCCCCTGGCCCCGTAACACTACTGGGGCCGGAAGCAGGGGCGATTGTGGAACACCAAGCGATCATCTGGCGGCTCGTGTTTGCCGGCGTGGCGACACGCCAGGAACTCGATACGCACTGGTCCTTGGTGGACGTGTACCACGCGCACCTTGCCCTTGACTACCAGGACGCCGTGACAGCCTGGCAGCTTGAGAACGCGAAATGATCGTCAAGGAACTCATCGCCCGGTGGGGCTTCGAGGTGGATAAGTCGGGCGTGGCCGCGTTCGACCGCACCATCGGCCGCATGAAAACCACAGCTAAAGCGGTCGGTGCGTCCATCATCGGGCTTGGAGTCCTCGCAACGAAAACCGCGATGGACTTCAACAAGAGTTTCAAGGCGGTTCTGGCCGAGTTGGATTTGACCCGTGTGTCTGCGGACGAGGCGCAGCGGGCCGTTATGCAACTCTCCAAGGAATTTGGCGACATGCCCGCGGACGTTCAAGCCGGCATGGTGGCCGCGCTCGCCAACGGCTTTCGCGACTTGGCCGCGGCTACCGCCGTCACACGGGCCGGAATGGAGCTTGCCACGTCCGCGGCCACCGAGATCGGGCCAACCGTCGAAGGGCTGGCGAAGATCCTGCGCGTGTACCGCCTGAATGCAGGTGAGGCCGGCAAAGTATCGGAAGTGCTGTTCGCGGGCAAGGGCATCGCTGGCGGCAACCTCGCGGCTCTCATGGCGCTGGTCGCCAAACTGGCCCCGCAAGCCAGGGCGGCCGGGATCGGGTTGCATGAACTGGTTGCCACGATGGCGACGATGCGAGCGCAAGGCGTCGGTCCTGAAGCCGCCATGATGGGAATGCGGGCGCTGCTCGTGAAGTTGGCCGCCCCGTCGAAAGAATTGACGGCACTGACAAATCGGCTCGGCATCGACTTCTCACTTGCCGGCGTACAGGCTAAGGGGTGGGTGCGGTGGCTGGCGGAACTCCAGACCGCGCTCGGCGGCGACAGCGCGGCTCTCAACGAATTCATCGGGCAACTCGGCGGCAAGGGCGCGGGCGGGATCATTGAACTGGTTGCCGCGGGCACCGAAAAGCTCGCCAAGAACTTCTACACCGTCACCAAGACCACCGGCCTCGTCAACGCCCAATTCGAGAAGATGAACGAAACGCAGGCCGAGCAAACCGAGGACTTGCAGGCGAAGTTCAACCGCACCCTGATTGAGTTGGGACAGAAGATTCTACCCGGCGTCGTCAAGGTCTTGGAGCGCATCCTTGAACTCGTTGACAAGCTCGTCGAGGCGTTTGGCGGGTGGGACAATGTGATAGAGGCAATCAGTATTGCCTTTGCCGCGTGGGCTGGCGGCAAGGTGTTTGGCAGTGCTACCGACCTCTTGACCGCGCTCAAGTCATTGAAGGGCGGGGCGGGTGCGGGTGCGTTGTCTTTCCTAACGAAAATCTTGCCGGGGGGGGCCGCGGCGGGCATCCTCGGCTCAATGTTCCTTCGGGGCGACACCGAAGACCAGGCCGAACTAGAAAAACTGCGGATGCAAGATCCGGCCTATGCCGCCAAGATTGCGGTCATGCGGCAAAACGAGGCCGCCAAAGGAAAGAAAGGGCGGGGCGGGGCCTGGGGTTCCCGTTTGGCCGAGGCCGCGGGCCGCTACGGTTATCAGTACATGGCCTCGGTGCGGGCGGATCTGGCGCAGCGCAAGGCGCTCGTTGACTCGCTCATCCGCTCAGAGGCGAGCCGGTTGGCAATGGAGATCGGGACAAAGGGCAAGCTGGGCGGCTTCTCCATGCGGCAACTTGTCGGTCCCAAGGGCGGCGAGGCCATCACGCAGATCACGGCCAACCTCAACCTTGATATGACGGGCAAGGGCGTTGATCCAGCCGACGCCGAGCGGGTCAAGGCGCTCGTTGTTGAAGGCGTGCGGGACGCGTTGACCGGGATGCTTGTCCAGGCGCAAGCAGGAGTGACGGCACAATGAGCATCGTGCTCCTCACCTACCAGACGAGCGACGGCAAAGACATTGACGTGAAAGTCGATGTTGTCATCCGCCGCCGAACGTCCATGCGCGCCCAGGTGACACGCAGCCCCATTGAGGACGGGAGTACCATCAGCGATCACGCCACGGTGGAGCCGGTAGATCTCTCGCTTGACATCCTGCGTTCCGACACGCCGATTGTGGTGGACGACGACGAGAAGCAGGCGGGCACGGACTTGACGCCTTCTCAGGAGGCGTATGCAGCCTTGCGCTATGCGCTGAAAGAGCGGCTGTTTGTCACTTGCTACACGGCCTTTGACTACTTCCCGCGGATGCTCATCATGGCGCTGTCTGTGCCGGAGAGCAAGGAAGAGACGGGCGGCCTTTTCGCAACAGTTGACCTGGCAGAGATCGTGCTCGCCACGTCCGAAGAAGTAACCGCCCCGCCGCCCCCGGAACCGGAAGACCCCTGGGCCTCGGTGCGGGCGGCCTTGCGGCGCATGGCGAGCCAGAACGCCATCGAGGCCAACGTGGAGGCACCCGGACTGAGCGAACAGGGAGACGTACAGGACGCGCTAGACGAGGTCGGCGCATCGGAGGAGACGGAGAACAAGACCTTTGATACGTCGGTCCTCGACCGGCCGTTGGGATGAGGGGCGGCGATGGCCTGGCAATACTACGAGATCCCGACCTACTCACAATATGCGGATCATGAGTTGTCCGTGTCCCTCGGGGGCGTGCAATATGTGTTGCGCCTCACCTATAGCGCCCGTGAGCGGGCCTGGTATCTCTCGCTCTACGACGCCGATGGAACGGCCCGCTACCTGGGGCGCAAGATGGTCCTCGGCTGGCCGCTCATGTTCCGCTTGCCGGGGCGGCGTGTGCAGTATGGCGAGTTGGTATGTTGTGGAAACGACGGGGTTGACGTGCCCTACGACCGCGCGGATTTGGGCGACACGTTCAAGCTCTACTATCAGACGGTGAGTACATGACGACCGCGATAGACAAGAGCTTTTGGCTGCGCTCCGCGGCCCTGTCCGTGACGCCCAAGGCCGGGGGCACGGGCAAGCGGTTCACCGATCTGCACATCGCCTTTGACGTGTCCAAGCACTTGTCCGGGGAGCCGAACACCGCCAATATCCGGATTTGGAATCTCAGCGAGGGGAGCCGCAAGGGCATCCGGGAGAAGGAAAGCGTTGTCACTCTGGAGGCCGGATACAACGGGGAGCGCAGCGTGCTCTACCGGGGCGAAGTCACGCGGGCCGAACACGCGCACGACGGGCCGGACTGGATTTCCTCAATCGAATGCGCCTCCGATTTGGCCGTGCTGCGGGATACCCGGATTGCCCTGACGTTTCGGGGCGGCACGAGCAAGAGCAGCGTGGTTAGGCGCATTGCCAGCAAGCTCGGCGGCGTGGCCCTCGGAACCGTGAACAGTGACGCCTTGCGGGGCGTGCTGCCCGCGGCCCGCTCGGTCGTGGGAAGCGCCCGGCGCATCCTCGATTCCCTGGCCGACGACTGGGGCTTTCGGTGGAGCATCAACGACGGCACGTTGACGGTGGTGGACCTGGGGAGCAAGCGCGGTTCCCGCGTGGCGATCCGCCTGTCGCCGGGCACTGGACTGATCGGTTCCCCACGGTGGACCGAGGACGGCCTAGAGGTGCGCGCCCTGCTGTTGCCTGAATTGCAACCGGGCGGGGTGGTGCAAGTGGACGCCGCGGCAACCAAGGGACTGTTTCAGGCCACCGCCATCTCGTCGATGGGCGACACGCACGGGGAGACGTGGGAAACCACCGCTACCTGCAAGGAGGCAAAGTAGCCATGCAGGAACAACAGCGGCCAACCCTGGGCGACGTGCTGACCGCGATGGCGCAGAAATCCCTCTCGGGCCTGTGCGTCTGCCGACCGGCGAAGGTGACACGCAAACTCAGCGACCGCGAGGTTGAAGTGTCTCCCCTCGTCGCGGCTCGGGATGGCACGGAAGATCCGGGCCTCAAGGGCGTGCCGCTAGTCATGCCGGGAACCAAGCGGATCTACCTCGGGTTCCCCGTCAAGGAGGGCGATCCGGTCCTGCTCGTCTTTGGGGATCGGGATCTCGACCAGTGGCAGAGCAAGGGCGGCACCACGAAAACTACGGCTGAGAGCGGACGCGAACACGACATCACCGACGCTATCGCAATCCCGCTTGTGCTGCGGCCGAGCGCCACTGCGGTCGAAGTGTTTGAGCTCTTGAGCGCGATTGTTGACGCGTTGGCGAATGGTGAAATTGTCGCGCCAGGCGGGGGCGGAACCTGCGACGTGTCATACAATACAGAGATGAAGATCAATCTTGCGAAACTCAAACTGGCGCTCGGGGTGGCTTGATGCTCGATCTGCGCTACGAATACCAAGTCGCCCTCGACCGTTGGGATCTCGTCCTCGCCGCGGGGCAACCCGACGTGACGACGGTTTCCGATCTGAGCGAAACGATTAGCCGGGTCAAGCAGTACATCCGCACGTTTCAAGGTGAGTGGTTCATGGACCTCAACCGCGGGCTGCCGTGGTTCCAACGCATCCTCGGCAACAAGGCCATTACGAACTCCCAAGCCGCCGAGGCCATCAGGACCGGCGTGCTCGACCTGGACGGCGTGACCTCGGTAAAGCAGGTGGACTTGACGACGGACGCCGTTGCTAGGAGAATGAGCGTGGCGTTGAAGATCGTCACCATCTACGGCGGGGCCGACATCGAGGAGGCAATCGCATGAGCGGGATTACTGACGCCGGCTTTGAAATCAAGCGCGTGCTCGATTTGCTGGCCGACAACCAAGCGGCCATTCAAGCGAAATTCGGAGCCTCGGCCAATGTCGGCAACGATGGCCTGCTCGGCAAGCTGGCGGCGATCCTGGCCCAAGCCGAGGCCGACCTGTGGGAATTGGCGCAACAGGTTCACGCGTCCTTCATTCCGTCCTCGGCCTCGGGCGTGCACCTCGACAACCTCGTGGAGTTGAACGGACTGCGGCGCAAGCAGGCCACATACTCATCAGTGTGGGCCGTGCTCCGGTTGGAACCCGCAACGACGGTCGCCGCGGGCAAGCGGGTTGCGGTCGAGAACACCGATCCGCCCGTGACGTTCCAACTGCTAGACGCGGTGTCAACACCCGTCGTAACCGCCGTCTATGGGGCATGGATCACGGTCGGCGTCGTGTCGGGGGTTGGCAACACCTACACCGTCACGATCAACGGCGTGGCGAACACATATGCAGTTGTTCTCAACGACGGCGCGCCGGAGATCCTGGCCGGCCTGGCCGCGGCCATTGAGGCGGGGGCCGTGGCCGGGGTAGTCGAGGCGGTGTACGACAGTACAAACGTCCTGCTCCGCATCTATCCGCAGTTCACCGGGACGGACATTCCGCCGACTTTCAGCGTAGCCGTGAGCGCCACGGGCATAGGAACCTTGAGCATTGATGAGACGGGGGCGGTCGGCCAGTTCTGCGGCGAGGAGCGCGGAGCCTTGCAGGCCGTCGCCCACACCTTGACCGACATCCTCGACACGGTGGCCGGGTGGAACGGCAACGACAACCTCATTGACGCCACGCCGGGCAATGCCCTGGAGACGGATGCAGAGTTGCGCCTGCGTCGAGAAATCGCCTGCCATGTGCCCACGGGCGGCCCGGTCGAGGGCATCCGCTCGGCGCTCTTGGAGCTTGAGGACGTGGAAGAGGCGATCGTCCTGGAGAACGTCACCGATGTAACGGCAGGCGGCCTCACGCCGCACTCGGTCAAGGCCATCGTGGATATCCCGGTCGGCACGAGTTACGATGACATCGTGTGCGCCGAGTTGTTCCGGGTCGTCGCGGCCGGCATTCAGACGATCGGCTCGGTGCATCGCCTCGTCACGGACACGCAAGGCATCGTGCACGACCTCTATTTCTCGCGGCCGACTTCGATTGAAGTTGACCTGCGAATCACCTACCACAAATCGAGTGAAGAGACGTTCCCCACGGGCGGCGAGGCGTTGATGGTGGCCGCCGCGGTAAGCACGGCACAGAGCATTCAACTGCTCGGCAAGGATGTACTGCCGTCCCGCTACTTTGGCCCCATCCTCACCGCGTGCAGCGGCATCGCCTACATGATACTAGCGGTTCGCCTGCATGTCGGCCCTGGGCCGTGGCTGACCACCGAACTGCCAATCAATTGGGACGAGCGGGCCTACCTCCCCGCCGCCAACGTCTCTTTTGTGGTGATCCCCTAATGGCAACCATCACCTTCGGCCTCGGCGGCACGCACGCCTCTTTTGCGCTGGCCTTGGCGGCGGCGGCGGCCGACGATACCCTCATCGGCTATGGCCCCTACACGGAGACCAACCAGAACGTCAACGTCAACAAGCGCGTCTATGTGTCGTTTCAGCGCGGCCCCTACACCTTCAACGGCTCGGGCGTCACGGCGCAGTTGTTTCGCCTGACGGCAGATCGGGCCACAATCAACGGCGGCGATCAACGTCTGCTCCGCATCATTCGTTACGTTGGCTCGGTCGTGGAACTTACCGCCGCCGACTGCCAATTCCGCGGGGCCGAGTTCACGCTTTGCGGGACGCCCGGCACGCCCCTCGCACACGTCCTGCTCAACGCCTGCAACGACCCGGAGATTGGCAACGTGCGGATTGCCTCCAACGTCAACAACCAGGCGTTGCTGTCCGGGGTGTTGTGCACGGGTGCGGTGCGTGCGCCCTACATCCACGACGTGCGGATCAATGCCCTGTCCGTCACCCTGGCCTTGAATGACCTGTTCGGCATCGCCCTAAGCACCACGACGCGAGCGGCTCGCGTGGAGGATTGCCAGGTGTACGACTGCTCTAGCGCCGCGTGGACGTGCGGCTTTCGCGGGCAGGGGCCGAGCGCCGTCCTCGGGCAACTCGGCGGCTTCAAGCGGTGCCAGTGTTATCGGTGCATTGGGGGAACCGCGGCCTATGGGATTGCGGTTGAAACCGGCTCCTGGGACGTGCACAGTTCGCTCGTGCATTCGCTTACCGCGCCGGCCGGGGCCGCGGTGGGCATCCTGCACTCCTCGGTTGATGCCGATCCGGGGCGTCCCTATTCGACGTGCCGCAACAACACCGTTTGGAACGCCGGGAAAGGAATCTGGTTGTTCAATGCGGGCGGCGTGCCCGTGCGGTTGCAGGCCCAAAACAACATCGTACAGGACTGCACCGAGGACGGCTACCGGCACAACGGCGGGGCGGTCCTCGTGAGCGCATACAACGCTGCCTACGAGAACGGCACGGACTTCAACGGGTGGACTGCCGCCACTGGCGACACCGCGGACGTAAACCCCCAACTCGTGAGCGCCCGTGCAACGGGCGGCGACTTCTCGCTCACCGCCCCCACGGCGACCACCCTCGGCAGTCCCGCCATTGACACCGGAACCGCGCTTACGGACGTTACCGCCGACCTCAACGGCAACCCGCGCCGGGTCGGCTACGGCCAAGACCGGGGCTGCTACGAATACCAGTGGCCGGCTTACCACGATCCGATTGCCGTTGGCCTCATGCCGAGCCAGTATCGGGAATCGCTGTATCTTCTCGCCCTGATCGCGGCCCTGAATGGCAACGTAGTCGTGGCGGGCGCAACGCCGACCTTCACGGGGCTGGAGGAGTTGGAACAGGTGTTCCGCGATCTCATGCGGAAACGCTGGCTCGCCAACGCCACGGGCGCACAACTCGACGTGCTCGGACAAGTGCTCAACATCACACGCACGAGCGATGATGACGAGCAGTGGCGGCAACGGCTCTATGTCCGTGCCGCTCAAGTCATGTGCTCCGGCACGACCGAGGAGTTGATTGCCCTGCTCGTGCTCCTGTTCCCTGACGCGGTCCAGCTCCGGGTGGAGAACGACGCGCCGCCCGCCAAGATCCGCGTGTTCGTCCAGTCGCCGGGGTGGGTCGAGTCGTTGCAAATGACCGACTGGCTGCAAACCTGCGCGGCGGGCGGCGTCGGGATCTGGTTCTCGCACTGTTACGTCAAGCCGTTCGGGTATTGCGAGGTTGACGCGGCCCACGTCGTCACGCCGAACCCGAATGTTGATCATTTTGGCGAAGTCAACATCGCTCATGTATATATCGGCCTGGGTGGGCATTGGGCCGAGGTGTACAAGCACGAATGGGAGGTGTAGGTCATGGCCCCGATCCCGAAGCCGGCAGTAATGTTTCAATTCGCGATCTCGCACGTTGTTGACGGCGGTGGCCGGCCCAACATCATCGAGCCACAAGCGGGCAAGAAGAATCAGGGATGGGACTGGGAAGAAGTGCCGCCTCGGAACTACGAGAACTGGCTTCATCACACCGCCACCGAAGAGTTCGCTTGGTTGGAGGCGTGTGCGGACGCCGGAACCAGGGCCGCCACGGTAGTCGTCGCGGCCGAGGATTCGATCGACGGCTGGAAGCAGGGGGCTGATTTCGTCGTCGGGGCCGGGGCTGACGCCGCGCTGACGATCAATGCGGCCATCGCGGCGTTGCCCTTCGGTACGGGCGGCCGGGTGCTCCTGGCTGACGGCATTTACACCTTGAAGTCCCAGGTCGTCATCAACCGCATCAACGTCTGGCTGCAAGGGCAGGGACCGCAGACGCGGCTACGGGTGGCAACCCTCGCGGCTATCAGCGCGGGCGTGTCCATCACGCACACAGGGGCGAGAGTTACGGACCTCGCCCTTGAATCCGACAGCGGCGCGGCCGGGGCGACCTACGCCAACGCCATTCGCATCAACGGCCCCACCGATTTCATTCTCGACCGGCTGACGGTGCAGGCCCTCTTCGGCGGCCCGACGACTTACGGGCCGGTGGTGCCCAAGGGCGTCGCCTTCCACGTCGTCAGCGGAACGGGCGTGATCTCGCACTGCCAAGTGATCCACGTCACGACCGCGCCCCTCGCCTCTTCCGAGGCCGTGCTTGTGGAGGCCGGGCGGGTGCTGGTCCACGACTGCCGCTTCGAGGCCCCGAGCTTTGGCGGCACGGCCATTGCAACCGGCAGCGTGTACGCCCAAAGCGGGGCCGTTCTGCTCCTGTCAAACTGCTTCATGGAGCGTTCCAACTATGGGATCGAGCTTGCCAGCGCGGGGCCGTCCCTCATCGCCAACTGCGAGATAAGCCAGACGGCCAGTCATGGCCTCCAGATCGATGGAGCAACGATCGGCTTGAAGGCCAGCAACATCCAGATTTTCAACGCTGGCGGGGCCGCGGTCAACCAAACCGCGTTGGCGAACAACTGCGCCCTGCATCACGTCGAGGCGTACAACCCCGCAACCTCGGGCTTTGTGTTCGCGGGCGACACCTGCGAACTGTCCGATTGCCGGTGCCACAGCCCCTCAAACCACGGCTTCAACCTGGCGGGCAACACCCTCAAAGTGCACGGGGGCCGCGTCGCCAGTGCCACCCAGGACGGGTGCTATGTGGCCGGGAACGACTGCGAAATCATCGGCCTGCATGTCAACGGGGCGCGCAACGGCGTTGCGCTCACGGGCGACAACAACCTGATCGCGGCGTGCAAGGTGGACGGCACGATCAGCAACGACGGGATCGACATCGCGAACGGTGCCACGGGCAACACGGTCACCGGCTGCAAGATCGAGCAGGTCGGCGTGACGGGCATCGACACCGCGGGGGCCGACTCGCACTTGACGGGCAACAGCATCTACGACCCGACCGGCGCGGGGATCTCGCTGGCGTCCACGGCGACCGGCTCTGAGGTCGTCGGCAACAAGGTCGTGGCCGCGGGCGCGTCGCCGGCCGCGGCCATCTACTGCGCGGCCGAGCAGACGAATATCAACGGCAACAAGATCCATCAGCCGGGCGCTTACGGCATCCACCTCGCCGCCAACTCCTGCGGGGTTGTCGGGAACCACATCAACGCCCCCGGCGACCACGGCATCTACCTCAACGCGGCTGACGGAAACAACGTCAGCGAGAACACGATCGACAACGTGGCCGTGGCCGCCAGCCAGATTTTCATCGACACCAACAGCGACAACAACAAGGTTCACGAGAACATCCTGCGGGCCTCTGTGATTCAGGCGCTCTACGGGATCAACCATGACGGGAACAGTCCCAGGGGCAACTCGATCAACGGCAACTGGATGTACAACGCCGGTTCCACTGCCGATCTCCGCATTGCCGGCGTCCTGACCAACGCCCGGCAGTTGCCGACTTCGGAAGCCGATTGCACCACTACCAACGTGCTCAACACGTCCACCACCGCCTAGGAGTCCCCATGCCCGACCCAACCCCCATCACCAAGGATGCCTGCGACGACTGCAAGAGGGGCATTGTGGACTCAATCCTCGAAGTGCGCGAGCAACTGTGCGCCCGCATTCGGGAAATCAACGAGGCGCTGAAGGACAGCCAAGCCAACCTCAAGGCGTTGCTGGCCGAATACGCGGACATCAAGGGCCAGTTCGCCGCGCTCGACCGTCGCCTCGACGGGAGCTCCCATGAGACGGAGCGGCGCGTCGAGCGCATGGACAGGCGCACGGACGACCAGATAGCACGCCTTGAAAAGCGCCTCGGGGAGCAGGCCGCCGAGCAGGACCGCCGGCTCGGGACGTTGGCCGACCGGCTCGAGAAACGCCTCGACGAAACTGCGGACCGGATTGATGCCCGCTGCACCAAAGCCCTCGAAACGCAGGCGGCGACGGCGACGGCGACGGCCGACACGAGCAAACTCATCGGCCTTGCGTGGAAGGTAGCGCCCTGGATCATCGCCCTCCTTCTCGGGGGCGGCGGAGTGACGCTCTTGCAGGGCAACGACGCGGCCGAGATCCAGAAAGCCGCCAGCGAGGCGGCGCGCAAGGCGCTGATTGACGTGATCCGGCAGACTCAGGGCGAGGCCGGGAGTGCGGATTCGCTCCTGCGCCTGCCGCCTGGCCCGGCCCCAGACGACTCCGAATAGTTCCCCCGCCGATGCCGCCAGGCGAGTTGCTGTTGCTGGCGCACCCAAGCCCGCAGCGCCGCGTAGTACGCGATGCACACGGCCTCGGCCTCGTCATGCCGAGACGCCACGATGCGATACTGGGCGGCGACGTATTGCACGGCCAATGCCTTCAGCCGCTCCCGCGGGAGGCCCTTGACGAAGGCCCTTCCGAACACCGCGGCCCGCCACTCGTCCGGCTGGACTGTCTCACAGGGAATGTGTGTGAGGGTGCAGGCCATTTCGTACCAGCCGAGCACCCGCCGCAACTGCCACACGGCGCGCTGTGAAATGCGCTGTGCGGTGAGCGAGGACGTGTCAAGGAACTGGCCTTCCAGAGCCACGAGGCGCACGCCGTAGTCGGGGCTGTCGAGCGTCGTGAACAAGTCGAGGATGTTGCGTCGCCGCTTGTCGTCGTTGGTGCCCCGGAGCACTCCGGAGCCGATCCAGCGGGGCGATGCTTCCACCGAGAGCACGGCCCACCCGCTCGTGAGTGCGCCGTCGATGCCGAGGACGGTAGTGAGCGCGTCGGGGGCGGTCATGCGCCACCCCGCGCCTTCTCTGCCTCGCCCATGCTGTTGTAATATCCTTTCGCCCACGGCTCGAAATCGGCATCCGAGGGCCGCACGAGGGCCGACACCGTGGCGTCGGTCAACTTCAGCGTCCGCAACCCCACCCCCTCCCGCCGCTCGTAGCTGAAGCCGCGGCCGTCTCCCAAGTACTTCCCCGGCATCGGCCCGAGGCTCTTGGTACCGTTCCCCTCGATGACCGTCACGGCGTCGGTTGACGCCGCAACAACTAACATCCCGTGGCCGTGCCACTCGTCCAGTACCGCGCCGTCGCCGTCCCGGTCGGGGAGGTGGAGCAGGCAGTCGCCGGGGAGCGGGGCGAAGCCCTGGGGTGCCTTGGCCCGCTCGACCACGGCACGCATCGGCTTCCCGCTGGCGACATGGGCATCCCGCACCGACGACGCAATCGCCCGATGCTCGTCATGCCACACGCACCAATGCGGCCCGGCGATGGCCTTGCTGTCATATCGGGCAAACGCGATCATGCGCCCGACGCTCCCCAGGTTCCACGGCGGGACGAAGCCCGCGGCCCGCCAACAAGCCTGGACGAAATCACAGCAATACGAATGCGAGCCGGGGCGCGTGATGAAGTCCTGCGCGGTTTGCGCCCCCCACGTCGGCGCGATGAACTGCTTGCCGATGAGGACGCGCCCGAGTGCGTCGGCCTCAGCCACGATGAGATTCAGCCAGTACAACCCGGACATGACCGCCATTTCTCGCCAGTTCATCGCGTCCCCCTTGTGCCGTTTGCCCTACACCTCATGCGCCACCGCGCAGAACGCCCGCCAGGTGTCCGTGAGCGGCCCCGGACGCTCGTACTTGGGCAGGGGCCGCCCGCTCTTGCGAAGCACGAGATCCGCGCACCGCGCCCGCAAGTCGTCGTCGTCTTTGGCCTCCAGAAACATCCGGCAACATTCGGGTTGTCGCATGGCCCCGTCTTTCCCGACGCAGGCCCAATCCGTCGCGCTCTTGGCCGCCCCGTTCGTCACGTCGCACACCTCGCCTGTGAGCAACGCCCACAGGTCCACGGCCATCCGCCAGTAGCGCCAGCGGTTGTTGATCTCGACGTTCCCCGGGCCCCGCCAGACGCGCCAGAATTCGTCCGGTTGCTCGCCAAACTCCGCGTGCCCGATGGCCGGGCAGAACGCCGCCAGCGGCCCCCGCTTGGCCCGGTTGCGCTCGTCCCGCCAGCCCCGGAACCCCTGATGCGAATATGTGTCTTGCCACAGGTGCAGGCGCAAGCCGAGCCGCGCACAGAGCCGGAGCGGGATGAACTTGTGCTGTGCGTGCAGGCTCCGCATGTCGGTAATTGCCGCATTGAGGTCGAAGAGGCCGTCGCCTTGCTGGCACGCGAGCGAATACAGGAGCGCCTCGCGGCCCCCGAAGTGATACAAAGTCCAGATCCGGGCGAAGGTATCCCAATGCTGCGAGGACCGCCACCATTGCCAGTCGTAGCTCTGCGTGACAGCCGGGAGCGGATGGCCGTGGATCGCGAAGTTCGCCAACTCGCCCGCTTGCGCGGCATCCACAGTGCGGTCAAACAGGCCGATCAGGTGGGCGGTTTCGGGCGGGTATCCAGCCTCCATGATGGCGGCCAGCGTCCAGTCGTAGTGCTCTACTGCGTTCATGGTGTGCACCTCCGCGTTGGGTGGGCGCGGCCACCGGGCGAGGGCAGCCGCGCCCCAGGGAAAACGACACCATGAGGATCGCGCACATCGGGGACAGACGCAAGCGCGGTCATCGGCGCACAGCCAGCAACGCGCGACGTAAGCCTAGTCATCCTTGCCCGCCTTGTCGGCCCGCCGCAGTCGGAGCACGGTGGACAGTGCTTCCGCCAGCAACGACACCTGCGATTCGCTCAGGTCGAGAGACAGGAGCATCCGTGCCGCCCAGTCGTCGTCTCCCGGCGCAGGACTCCACGGCGAGCAGACATGCAGGGTGCAACCGTCGCCGTAGGGGCCATGATCCTCAACCTCCAAGGTCAAGGCCCCGTCGTCGTCGCCCAAGCTGTGCCCCACTTCCTCACACCACGCCGGCGAGCCGATATGGTCCACCAAGCGGCGCGACAGCGCAAAGCCGTTCGTCGGGTATTTCGAGTCGCACTGGACTCTCGCCCGCGTTTCGATGAACTTGATTCGCACGTCGTAGCAACTCATTTCTGCCTCCTCAAGTCCGCAACAACCGCGGCCTCGTCAATCGGCCCGACGAACTCGGCCAGGGCCTTGAAATCCAGGCGGGTCAGGGCTTCCTCGCGCCGACTGGCGGCGCGCCGCAACTCGGCCCGCTTTTCGCTTTCGATCAGCCGCTCGTGTTGCACCACCTGTAAGAGCACCTTCCAGGTTTTGATCATCGCCTCCCTCCTCCTATGAGCCACCGCCAGAGCCGCACCCACCCGCGCCGCGGCGCGACGACGGGCGGCGGCCAGGCCGAATCTTCTCCGAGGTTGTGCTTGATTCTCCGCATAAGCCTCCTGGCTTCCATCAACGCGGCGTCGGACTCCACCGTGAGCAAGATCCGATGCGGCTGGCCGTCTGGCGTGTTGACGACGGCAAAGCCGGTGAGGACATACGGCGGCTCCGGCAACCCGGCTCCGTCGTTGCCGAGCCAGAGCAGGACTTTCCCGACTTGCGGCGCATAGTGTGCCTCGCGCTCGGGAGTGTGGAAAAGATGGACCACGGTTGCCATGCTACCCTCCAATCTCGCCCATGAAGCCCCCGCCGTGCCCGACGACGGCCAGGGAGTCAATCGCCCGACTACAGGCGACGTAATAGAGATTCCGCTCCTGCGTGGCGTCCTGGCCTTTCAGGGGCATCCGATCCGCGACGACTGCCACCGCTGGCCACTCCAAGCCCTTCGAGGCGTGCGCGGTCATCAGCACGAGGCCGGGCGGCTCACCGTCCGGGAGCTGGTCTTGCAGGTCACGGGCCATGTACCACGCCGCGAACTCCTCCAGTGTGCAGTCGAGGAGCGCGGCGTCGTCGGGGCCGGGCACCATGCCGAGCCAGGAAGCCACTTCCGCCGCGGTCGTGAAACCGCGAACCTGCACCGCCCCGGCGTCGCCCGTGAGTTGGTCCACCTTGGCCCGGAGCCAGGACTTTTCCGGGGCGATGAGCCAGGTGCACAGCCAATACACGGCCCGCCAGCGCGGCCCCGCAAACCGATCCGTCTGCGACGACACAACCAGGGGGCGCAGCGGGGCCAGCGCCAACGCCAGCCGGGCAACCTCCCGGTTCGTCCGGCAGAGGACCACGAGCGGCCCTTCCCCGGCGAGCCGGGCCAGTTCCTCGCTCGTGTGACTGTCCTCGTCCAGGCCGATGATCCGCACCCGGCCCGGCACTTGCCGCGCCGCCCCGGCCATGTAGTGCAGGCGGAACGCGTTGCAATAGCTCACGATGCCCGTACCCGAACGCCAGTTGAGGGTGAGGGGGAACAAGCGGCCCGTGTCCCGCAACAGGAATTCGGGCGACGCCCCCCGGAAGCCGTAGATGGACTGCGACGGATCACCGATGAGGAAGCGACGGCGGGGAGCTATGGCGGCGAGGAGCGCCGCGTCCTCCGCGTTCGTGTCCTGATACTCGTCCCATAGCACCGTGCGAGCTTGCGCCCGGCAGAGGTCGAGGAAGCGGGGTTCCCGCCCGGCCAGGTCGAGCCAACGCCGCGGAAGATCCCCGACGTAGCACAACCCCTGCTCGGCCAGGAACGCCAACACGAGGCGCAGAATCATCCGCTCCCCGTCCGAGGGGCGGGGGGCCTTCAAATCGTGCGTTAGCATGGCGGCCAGGCGCTCCGGGGTGGATTGCGAGCGCACCCCGGCCCGGCCCATGATGTATTCGGCAATCACCACCAACTCAGCCGCATCAACGAGGGTGTAGCGATGGCCCCACCGGGCGAGGCTGCGATAGCAGTAGCTATGCACCGTGCCCACCATCCAGGGCGAGGCCACGCCCGCGGCCTCCAGTTTGTCACGCAAGGCGGCCCCGGCCCGGCGCGTGAAGGTGATCGCAAGCGTCGTTTCCGGGTCGTCGCTCCATCGGGCGGCTTGCCCGACGAGCACCGCTGTCTTGCCGGAACCGGCCGCGGCAATGACCCGCTTGGCCGACTCCCGGCCGTCGAGGATGGCCCGCTGTTCGAGGGTGTACCTCACGCCGCGGCCTCCTGGCTGTCGTCCGTGTCCTCTGGCACCCGCACCCGGAGCCACCCTTCCGCGGCTTCCGGCGCGGTCGCGCTGGCGAGGGCGATGTACGCCGCGGGCACGGTTCGCAGGTAGTCGAGCAGCACGGGCAATTCCGGCCCGGCTTCAACCCCCTCCACGATGATGATCCGCCGCTCCCCTTCCTTGGGCACGGGCAGGGCCGCGAGCAGGGCCGCGCCGAACATGACGGACTGCCCGCCGCTCAGGGCCTCCACGTCCACATACACGCCGTCCCGCATGACCCCGAGTCGCATGTCGGCTCCGAGGTCAATCACGAACTCTTCCCCCAATCCGAGAGCCTTGACCGCCCGTTGCATGGCGCTCGCCGTCTTGGCCGTGCGGCTCTGGAGGTAGGCGTTGCGCCCCGCCACCGCCCCCTGCCAGGCGGCTTTCCACAACTTCGCCTCGTATTCGGCCGCGTCCACGCCGGCCCCGGCCACCACGTCGAGCCGGGCCTTGGCGTCCCGCACCACCTTGATTTGCGTCGTCAGCCGGCCCCGCTGCTCCTCCAGGGCCGTCCGGTGCGCGGGGTCCGCGGCGGCGCTCACGGTGAGCGCGTCGAATGCCTGCTGTGCGGCCTTGGCCGCGGCTTCCGCGTCGGCCAGTTCCGCCGCGGCCTGGGGCGCACGGGTGAGGCGTTGCCGGGCCGCGGCCGTGGCGTCGATGGCGGCCTGCATGGCGTCCCGCCACCGCTCCATGTCCGTCTTGTGCAGCTTCGCCTTGGCCGCGAGGGCCGCCAGCTCGGCGTTGATGCTGGCGACCGCGGCCTCGTGCGTGCGCTTGGCCTGGGCGAGCACGGCGAGCTGGTCCTTGGCCGTCGCCACGGCCGCGGACAAATCCCCGGAGCACGGCCCCTTGGTGAGGGGGCACGTCCCGGCCTTGCCCTCCAGGTAAATGATCTTCTGCTGTCGCCCCGCTTCCATGACACGGGCCAACTGCGCCTCCGCGTCGGCCAGCGCGGTCACGAGCGGCGACGTGTCCAGTTCCAGGGCGGGCCGGGCGGCCTTGACCGCGGCTTCCGCGTCGGCGGCTTGCTTGGCCGCAGCCGTGCACGCCTCCACGCTCCCCAGGCGGCCAACCTCGACCCGCAGCCGTTCCGCGGCCTGCTTCGCCCGCGTCAACCGCCCCTCGGCCGCGGTCCTGTTCCGCGCGCCCCGCTCGTGCGCCTGGGCCTGGGCGTCGAGCGCGGCGATCTCCGTGTCCATGTTCCGCAGGCGTTCTTCGAGCACGGGCAGCTCCCCGGCCTGCTGTGTCACCGTGCGCTGGTCCTCGATCAAGGACAACCCCTCAACCGCCTTCTTGCGCGCCTTGCGCTCGTTCTCCGTCCTCTTGCTCTCGGTGTGCAGCCGGTCCAGGCGGGCGGCCAGCGAACCAAGGGCCTTGCCCTCCAGGGCCTCGATGATGCCGTGCGCGTCGCTTCCCACGGCCCGCACCGCGCCGAGCCGATAGGTGCGCTCCGCGTCCGCGGTGTGCCGGGGCGTGCCCACCGAGCACTCGTTCACGAGGTCGGCCAGCGCCGCATATGCCTCGCACCGCGCCCACCGGGCCGCGTCCTCGGAATCGAGGCCGGGGAAGTAGTCGAGGATCATGTCCCGCCGCTGGCGGTCGTTGGCCCGCTGAAATGCGGACCAGGAGCACATGATTGCGGACTGCCGCCAGTCCGCAATCAGGGCCTCGGCCTCGGCCCCCTCGACGACCGGGCCGTCCGGTTCCGCCTGGCCGCGGGCCTTGAGGCGGGCGCTTTTCTCGGTGTACTCCAAGGCGTAGCCGAAACTGCGCCCGTCGGGAAAGCCCACGGTGACGCTCCCGCCGTCCCGCATGTAGAGGCGCAACCGCCCCACGTCCTGCTTGCCGCCCTCGGCAATCCCGATGCTCGGGACGCGGCCGAAGAGCACGAGTTGGAGGCCGAAGAGGTAGGCCGACTTGCCCACCCCCACGGCCCCCGTGAGCAGCGTCCGCGGCCCGAGGACCGCGGTGCCCGTGACGCCTTTGACCCCCCGCAAAGTGATGATGATGAATTGCTCGCCCATTGTCGCCCTCCGCTTTCCCCGGCGGTAAGGCTTGCGGCAACCTTGCTGCAACCTCACCGCCACCCTTGCAGCATCCTTACTGCATCATGCGGTAAGGCTTGCTGCTACCCTTACCGTAACCCTTGCATCGTCCGAGTGCAAGGGGTTTTTACTGACGCCAAAAACCGACTACTAGAAATCCCGCAACCCCGCCGGTTCCTCGCCCGCGTCGGCCGTCTGCGCCTGGGCATTGCTGCCGCCCACCGGCACGGCCTCTTTCCGGGGGCGGCCCCGTGGCCGCCGAACCTCGCCCGTGAGGGCCTGGGCTTCGGCGTCCGGCTCGGGGAGCGCCCGCTCGTCAAGTTCCTCGACGCCCGCCACGTCGTCGTCAGACGGCTCGTTGTCCGTGACCGTCACCGTCTCGACGCCCTTCAACTCCGCGGGGGGCCGGCCCTCGGCCAGCGACGCGGCCACGGCCGCAGACTCCTCGCTGTCGCCGCGCCACTGGTACACGGGCACGGTGACTTCGGGGGGCGGCTGGTAGCCCTTGTACGTCCCGAGCATCTTGCCCGGCATCGCCCCGTGCATGGCGAGCGCGTTGCGGAGCGCGATGCCCAGGCACCGCCGATCCGCGAACTGCCGATCCTGGGCCTGCGTCTCATACGCCTTCGCGATCTTGGGATGGGCGAGGTCAACCCACAGGCCGACGCCCGACTCGTCCACCGGGACGAATTCCCACCGCTCGCCGGGCTTGGCCTCTGGTTCGTGCTTCACCGTACCGAGGAAGCCGCACTTGCCGCCGCTGCTCTCCTCGGCCCCCTCGCCGTCGCCCTTGCGATCGCGGCCCGTGACTTTTCCGAAAAGGGCCTTGATGAAGTAGGCGCGCACGGAGAAGGAACAGGAGTAGTCCACCACCTGGAGCTTGCCCCCCGGCGTGTGCCCGACGACCAGCACCCGGCGACTGACTTCGGAGAACCCGTATTTGTCTTTCGCCTCGCTCCAACTCCCCACGGGAAGGGCGATGCTGAGGCCCGCGATCTGGTTGAGCCGCATCGCCCCTTCCGGCGACAGGAGCATCTTGCCCTGGATGCCGGTGTAGTGCGTGCCCGCGGTGAGCTTGACCTGCGCCTCGACCAGTCGCAGCTTGCCCGCCTCCAACTCGCCGTTTCGCACCTTGAGCGGCCCGAGAAACTTGCTGTCCACCTTGATCAATCCTGCCATGTCGTTATCCCTCCTGTTGCCCCGGATCATCCGGGGTGTGTTCGCCCATCATTCGGGGCATCGGCACGTCCGCACCCGCAGCCTTCAAGCGGCGGTATTCCGCCCACGCCTGCGAGAGCAACCAGGCCCCCGAGTGGCCGCCGAGTGCGCCGCCGACGAGATCCAGCGTGGCCGGGGTGACAGGCCCGGTGAGCCGGTGCATGATGGTGAGCTTGTGCTTGCCGCACGCCGCCGCCAGTTCTTCCCACGTCGCGCCGCGGTCGGTGAGAATGCGCCGCACCGCCCGGTAGAACATCCCCTTTTCTTTCATCCGAAATCCTCCCCTTCATGGTCCAGGTCGAGCGGCCCCGGCTGCGTCGGGCCGGAGCGGAAGAACCGGCCACCGGAGCCGCCCGGCCTTCGGGGCGAATATGTATGCAACTGCTATGCCAGTTTGCCGATGGCGCAACCGAAAGGCGCTCACGGCCGCAATACTCTAATGATTCGCACGCGAGGCCGGATAGCGCCCGAAAAATACGCCGTTCGCAATTTGATACATTTTTCGGGGTGAAAGTGGCGCAACGTCAATAGCGGTGCGGGTTATCTCCGATTGTCTCGGAACGCAGCAAGTGTAACGTGTTTGGGCAGGTGAAGCGCGTTAGGTTTCGCACTATTCGCATAGAATGGACGGCGGAATAAATCACGGTCGGAAAGTCAAAAAATAGTTTGCCTTACAGCCGTGCGGTTTTGCTGGCGTTCGTCCAATGGCGATATATGTTTTGCGCTTACTCTGGCACGCAATCTGCATATACTCTTGGCGTTGCCGGGATGGACCCGGTTGAAAAGCGGAGAAGAAGATGAAGACGAAAACGACGACCGAAGCCATGAAGATCAGTGCCGCCCTGGGCCACGACGGCCAGCGCTTCAAGGCTGCCGAAGGCGTGACCCTCGCGCACCTCTGCCGGGCCGCCACTGTCGAGCAGGACGGCGACTTCACCGCGTACCGCTTCGACGACGGAAGCTCCATCATCGCTGGCCCTGGCGGGTGGGACTTGGGGTTCGAGGGGTGCGACTGCTTTTGCTGGTCCGGGGTGGGGCACGCGGACGATTGCCCGGAGCGCGATGAGGTGGCCGCATGAGGCACGGCCCCCGCAAGTGCATCCGCTCCCGCTACTTGCTCATCTGCCGATGGTGGAGCCGGCGCGGGACAGACATTCTCTGGTACATCTGCGGCGTCGCGCTCACCCTGGGGGCCTGCCTCCTGTGGGCGCTCGCCGTGACGGAGGCGATACCATGCTACTGATTACCATGTTGGGAAGCGGGGCCAGCTCCGCGGGCCGCACCGTGTACGGCCTTGACGGAGCCATCCCCGATGAGCGGCAGCCCGGCTGTACGATGGCGACGGTGCGCCGCTCGTACCTCTGCCATGCGCTCTCGCCGGTGGTCGAACAACTGTTTGAGTTGGGTTTCTTCCCGGTTCGGTGGGCCTGCGGCGTCGGGGGCCGGCGCGACTCGACCGCATGGGTGTGCGGCCTCCTGGCCGCGTGCAAGCCCGACGAGACGGTGCTCTGCGTGGGCAAGAGTTGGGGTGCGGCGTGCCTCGTTTCGGCCCTGCGAAAAACCGGGCATCCGGCCCGGCTGCTCGTCACCATCGACGCCGCGCAGGGGCATACGCAATGGGAGCGCGTCTTGAACGACGACGACGAAATGGAACCGCTGCCCAACGTAGCCAGGTGGGTCAACATCCGGCAAGACCGGGTGTCGCCGGAAGGGTTCCCGCTGGCCGTGGGCGAACTGGCCGAGGAGCGGGCGTGCGACGTGCTAGTGCCCGCCGCTGCCTACTCTCCAACCCATGCCAGCGTCGAAACGCTGGCCTGCCGCCTGGCCCTCGTGCCGGACGGCTCCGGGTGGGCGAGCGTGCCTGACCTCGTGGGGCGGGCGGGAGGGGGGAGGCCATGAGGGATGGCAAGGTCTTGTGCGCCGGGGCCGACCCGGCGACGTGCGGCTCCTGCGAGCACGCCACGCCCCATGAGCCACACAACGCGGGGTGGGGGATGCTCTGCTGTTGGGTGACGTGGAAGTGCCAGGTTGCGGGCCGCAAGGTGTATTGCGAGCCGTTCGAGGGGAAGCCGACCCCGGACGCGGAGGGGATGGAGAGGCCGGGGGGAGTAGGAGGGGAAGATGGCACGGGCGACGTTTGAGTTTGACGGCCTTGGCGTAAAGGTCGTCGTGGATGAGGATGGTGTCCGACTGGTAGGGGGAGAGGAGGCGCGAGAGGCCGCCCTGTGGGACGCGGTGCTGGCCGAAATCGCCAGGCACCAGGAGGATCTCGAATGGAGCCTCACCGCCTATCGAGAGCTGGCGAAGTTGATCGAGGTGGAACGGGAGAAGGCGAAGTGAGCGGGAGCGCATGGGGCAAGGGGAGGATACGTTCGCGCTCGGGCGGCGGGACTCGGCAGGCGAGGCATGTTTGGGCATCGCGAGGCAAGGCGAGGGCGGCGTGTCCGGGCACGGCAGGCAGGGCAGGACTCGGCAGCGCAGGGCTGGGCGCGGTTCGGCATGGCACGGCCGGCGAGGGTGGCGCGTTTGGGCACGGCGGGGTGAGGACGGGCTAGGAGAGGCGAGGCAGGCAGGGCGTGTTTTGGTGGGGTGTGGCCAGGAGAGGACAGGCACGGCTTGGCAAGGCAGGCAGGGCAAGGTTAGGTTCGGGTGGGAGTGGCAAGGCCGGGTCAGGCAGGTACGGCAGGGCGGGAAGTGGCACGGCAGGGCGGGAAGTGGCATGGCAGGGTGGGGAGTGGCACGGCCGGCAAGGCGTGTCTGGCCTGGAGGGGTTTGACGTGGCGAGGCAGTAACACAACAACAGGCCGGCAAGACCGGCCAAAGGGGAAACGACAATGAAGTCAGAGAAAGCAGAGAAGGAAGTTCATGTGACGATCCAGCCGCCCAACCTGGAAACGGCGGTCCTGGAAATCAAGGGCGCGGCTCCCTATGTGCAGCACAAGTTCTCGGCCAAGGCGAGACAGCAAATGCACGAGACGCAGGCCGCGGGTTCCACTGCCAAGAAGGGCAAGAAGAAGGAACCCAAGGACTTCGAGGCCGCCTACCGCGACGCCATGCACGTCGCGCCGGACGGGTGGTGCGGCATCCCGGCTTCGGGGCTGCGGATGGCGATGATCTCGGCGTGCAAACTGTGCGGGTTCCAGATGACGCGGGCGAAGCTCTCGATCTTCGTGGAGCCGGACGGGTTCGACGCGGACGACGGCACGCCGCTGGTGCGGATCGT